CCCCCCCCTCAAGGGGGGAGTTACGGAGTGGTATCAAGCAGAGTGGTGAAAGTTCAACCTAAATATACTGATAACCAGCATGATAGTTCAACGGTATCCTATTCCCCCCTTGAGGGGGGCTAGGGGGATGTTACAAAAAACCTTTGACAATCATACAAATTAACTATAATCCATTTTTCAACTATTGATTCGCATTATTAATAATTAACAATTCATTAGTATGCTACTTATTGACTTTACTTTTAAAATGTTGTAATTTTGCAACTTAAAAGACTGTCAGACTCTTTTAATTTTATGATTTCTATAAAACCCTAACAAGATGAAAAAACAACTTATACAAGTGCTATGGGGCATAGCCAATGGACAGCCACAACAGCAGGGCGAGAAAACTGTTTATCCTGCTATACGCGAACAACTTAGTGCTATCAAAGCACTTATGAGTATTGAGGAATGGGAAGAGGAGGAAGCTCCTATGGAAAGTAGGATAGCTTCTACAGAAAGTAGGACAACTCCTACAGAAATTATCAAAACTTCTACAGACGATATAGAAATAGCTGAAGAAGAGATAATAAATGCTACAGAAAATAATACAACTCCTACAAAAAATGCTGCAACACCGACAAAATGTAAGGATACTTCTGTAGAACTATCAGTTGAATTGTCAAAAAAAACTTCTATGGTTCCCAAACAAAGGCCTAAACCTAAAAAGAGACGCTTTATCAGAGGAACCAACATACCGATAGGTTCATGAGCCTATCGGTTGTTGATAGAATATTGATTTCCTTGAAGCACCTGAATCCTTTCTGCATCTAAGAGTAAGGTGAGTACATGTAAGATTTCCCATTCGTGATAGCCACTTTCTTGGCAAATTTCCTGCGAAGTCATAGGGTGATAAGCAATGAGTGATAATAGCTCTTCTGAGATAGCCTTGATACGCTCTTTGGAGAGACTTTTTTGCTTGCGCTCTATACAATAGGAACAGATGCCACAAGGTTCCTTGAGGGATTCTCCAAAATAGCCCAGAAGAAATTGTTGGTTGCAGCACTCTTCTTGTTCTATGTATCGGAGTACTTCTCTGCATTGGGTTTCCTTATGTTGGTTGTACCATTTTACCTGTGGAGCGATATAGTTGATAGTTCTATCATCATCCCGAGGCATAAGGAAGGTGATTTCGGCATCGGTATTCTCACTTTTATAAGAGATGACCCCATCTTCCTGGAGTTTTTCTAATTTTTTCTGTACTTCAGCGGTTGTGATATGTAGGTTGGTGGCTATTTTCTCTACTCTAAAGGAGATGTTTTGCTCATGAATACCGGCATATTTGCGCATGAGAAAGAAAAGAAGCTCCTTTAGGGAGGTGTTTTGAGACAAATAGTGGATAACCTCTTGGCTGGATCGCAATATTTGTACGCTGGCTTTTCTAAAAAAGGCTTGACTTAAGGCAAGCACCCCATTGCGATCCAAGATCTCCAAGGCCTGATATACCTTCAGTGCATCCATTTGCAATCGGGTGGCAAAGTCGGCCAAGTTGAATACCTGAGTCGTGTGTTCTCCTTCACCTATGGCTATTTGAAAGTAGCTGCACAGCTTGGGATACAGTTCCTTGAGGAAGGGAATAGAGACTTGGCTTCGCTGGGTATCTACTAAGAGTTTCTTTACATCATTGTCGTTGTATAATAAGATGGCAAAGGCCTTGCGATTGTCTCGTCCAGCACGCCCCGCCTCTTGGAAATAGTCCTCCAAGGAGCTGGGTAAGTCCCAGTGGATAACGGTGCGTACATCGGCCTTGTCGATTCCCATACCGAAGGCATTGGTAGCGACCATCACCTGCACGTCGTCTAACTTCCACATGCTTAGCCGTCGCCCTTTCTCTTCGGGGGAAAGTCCTCCGTGGAAGCTGGTAGCTGAAAAGCCTTCTTCGACCAAATGCTGGGCTAGCTCCTCACTGAGGCGACGGTTGCGGACATATACGATGCTACTTTCCTTGTTCTTGAGCAGGATGCGCCTAAGTCTGTCCCATTTATCCTCTATATAATAGGTCATATAGGCCAATTGAGAGCGGACAAGGCTTCCCTTGATGACAGTTGCTTTGGGCATTTCCAATAGCTCTAATATATCCTTCTCTACCCTTTCGGTAGCGGTGGCCGTAAGGGCAATGATAGCAAGCGTAGGGAACCACTCCCGAAGCCTGCGACACTCCAAGTAGGAGGGGCGGAAGTCCTTGCCCCAATGGGAGATACAGTGAGCCTCGTCGATTACGATATAGTTCAGCGGGATATGTTTTAGCCGCTGGCTTACCTGCTCATTGAGCAGGCGCTCGGGGGCCATATAGAGAAACTTATAGGCTTCACTCTGTACATTGTTCAGCAGCCGTTCCATCTCATGATAGGGGATAGAACCCGTAAGGGCTAAGGCCGAGATGCCTCTTTCGGTAAGGTTGTGTACCTGGTCTTCCATCAGCGAAATCAAAGGAGAGATGACCAAGCACACTCCCTCCCGAAGCATGGCGGGAACCTGAAAGCAAAGCGACTTACCCCCTCCGGTGGGGAGCATCGCCAGGGTATCCTTCCCCTCGAGAATAGCCTCAACGATAGGTTCTTGGGCAGGACGAAAGCTATCATACCCCCAATGCTTCTTGAGTATTTCTAAGGCAAGTGCCTCCATATAGATGATGTTTTGAGCCGACAAAAATACGAAATTAATGCTTAATGGTCAATGATTAATGCTTAATTGTTGATTTTGTTTGTATAGGTGCATAAAAAGTACTACCTTTGTCCGTCATTTATAACCCATGGAAAAAGTATTACGCATAGGTACCCGCGATAGTGAGTTAGCCCTTTGGCAGGCTAAGAAGGTACAATCTTTGTTAGAGCATTTAGGCTATGCCACCATCTTAGTTCCAGTAAAGTCGCAGGGCGACCTGACCTTGGATATCCCCCTATACGAGATGGGTATTACAGGGGTATTTACCAAAGTATTGGATGTGGCCATGCTTCAGGGAACCATCGATATAGCGGTGCATAGCATGAAGGATGTGCCTACAGCCCTCCCCAAAGGGATTGTCAAGGGAGCTGTTCTGGAGCGTGCTAAAGTGCAGGATGTACTCGTCTATAAGGAAAACTTAGATTTTCTCTCCCTTCCTGAGGCGACCATAGCCACCGGGAGCCTGCGCCGCAAGGCGCAATGGCTGCGAAGGTACCCCACTCATAAGGTGGAGAATCTCCGTGGGAATATTGCCACCCGCCTGCATAAGCTCCAGGAAAATCCATGGCAGGGGGCGATCTTTGCTGCTGCTGCTCTCGAGCGCTTGCAACAAGAACACTTACAGACCCACGTCTTGGATTGGATGACCCCCGCTCCCGCTCAAGGTGCTATCTTAGCCGTTGCCATGGCACATGATACCTATGCCCTCGAAGCCCTCGCCCAAATCAATCACCCCGCCACTGATAAGGCTACCGATATTGAGCGCCGCTTTCTCAAGCGCTTAGAAGGAGGCTGTACCGCCCCCATCGGAGCCCATGCCACCCTCGAAGGGGATCAACTCACCTTTGTCGGCAACCTCTTTTCCTTGGATGGCACCACCGTCATAGAAGTCAGCAAATGCGTTCCCCTCCATGCCCTCGGGGACTTCCCCGAAGCCTGTGCCGAGGAAATCCTCTCCCAAGGGGGGGCTGAACTGATGCAGCAGATAAAAAAAGTGACAGGGAGGTAGGAAGGATAAAAAGATAAAATATAAACCCCCCCGCGGCCGAGGGCGCGAGGGATATTTTTAGAACTTTATATTAAGGTTTGTTTTGACCTTTTCTATGTATGAGCTAACCTCTCCTTCCAATAATATCGTGGATTCTTTATTGGCATAGTCTTTATCTCTAGAAGCAGATAACCAATTAAAAGAACCTTCCATAAGTATTTTCTGATCTACACAGATAGTTTTGCTATGAATATGAGGATGTATGATAAGAGTAGCCCCTGCTTTCTCTATGGCATCCCTTCCTCTTTTAGAGTATTCCTTGAGCCTACCTTTTTCTGTATCAAAGGTCTTATCGGTGATAATAACAACTTTTACTCCTCTTTCTTTGGCTTCAGTAATGAGTGAGACAATATTGTCTCGCTCAATAGCATTGATAGAGATAAAGGGGGAGCAAATAATCAGTTCCTTTTCTGCTACTCTAAAGCATTCTTTTAGAATATATTGGTGATCAGCTAAGCTGTTCAGATGCTTACAGCGAATTTGACTGTCCTTATTAGGGAAAAGAATTTCCTGTTGATATACAAAATGATTATCAAGAGCACTTCCTTCGGTACTATATAATAAGTTGGCCAAGTAGGAAGCGGGAGTATTCATACCAGGTCTGAAGATATTCATATTGGCAAAAACAATAAAGGAATGTTTGGCACGGGTAGTGGCTACATTGAGCATATTGGTTTTTCCTCCATAGTTCATAAATACGTTTTCTCCTAAATTGGTATTGGTAGCCGAAAAGAGAATGACAGGTCGCTCAGCACCTTGCAAAGCATGTACAGTCCCGATGACGATCTTTTCACTTATCTCTTGGGGAAAACGCTTATTAACAAGCTCCTTGAGGTATTCTCTTTGGGAAGAATAGGGAGTGATAATGGCCACTATCTCATCTAAGTTCTTTCCATAGGCTTGTTCTAATTCAGTTTTCTTGCCTTCGAGCCAAACGACCAAGGCGATAGCCTCAGCTTCATTCCTTCTACTGGTGAGATATTTCTCACAAGAACTATCAATATGAACATAGCCCAAAGGTGGTAGGTTATGAGACTTGTGGTGGCTCCTTCCTCCTAACAAACGTAGGCTGTTCTGATATACATATTGGTTGGCATAGGCTATAATACCATCTAAGCAACGCCTATGTTCTCTTAAGAGAACACCTTTTTCAATAGTTTCATTTTTGGTCTTATAAGTATAAGAAGACTTATGTAAGATAAGTTTCATCATACTACCATCAGAAGAGAGATACCCTATATCACTAAGTTCTTTGAAATCATTGTCATTATCTACGATATGGTATTTCTCCATATTTTTGTAATCTAAAGGAGCTGCAATACTCCAAATAGGCTCTATTTGATAAATATCACCCACAGAAAGAACCTTCTTAGTAAGATATAAGGAGGCTACAGCTACTTCAGGAGATACTTGGCCTGCTTCATCAATAATCATATAATCAAAAAGCTGATTATAATAGGATGTCCCATATTGGTTAGAATAATAATTGCAATATCTCGGTAGAGAATAGAAAGTAGAGATGAATATAGGTGTTATTTTTGCTAAACGTCTTCTCCGATCCATCTCATCATCATTATAAGAGTTGGCTCTAATTTTCTGTTCTTCTACAAATTCAGCTTCTCTGTAGTGTACGCATAGCCAAAATAGCGTATTTCTTAAAGAAATATCAAGTCTTACTGCCATTTCTTCAGCTGTAGAAAGATTAGTATATTCCTCACCAGTCTTTTGTATAAGATTGTCGAATCTTTCTCCATATTTTTCATTCCATTTTGTAATCAATATATTGTATTCTTGATGTATTTTCTCTACAGTTGCTTTTATTTCTTGTAATTCTGTTTTTCTGTTTTTTAATACTATGAGCTCTTCTTCTGTTTTAAGTAATAATTCGTCAGTTTCGGATTGTAATAAGAAATATTTATGTAATGGAATATGAGTATAGAGTTTCAAATGATTTTTGAGAATAAATTTGAAGGCATTTTCCTTTATCTTTTTGAAACCAAAAAATGAAAAATACTTGATATAGAAGGGAAAAGAGAGATATTTTTGTTCTAACTCTTTTTTATACCTTTCTAAGGTATGAAAAAGTTGGTTCGAGACCACAATCTCTTCTTCATTTTTTTCTATAGCAGAGTTAAGTTCAGCTTCAGATGAAAAATGATATTTCCAAAGAAGTTGATTGATACCTATTTTGTTTTTAGTAATACGGATACAATTATCTATGCTTTTCTTGTACCCCTCTATAAGCTGCCTTAAATGTTGCTTGGCGTTTGTAATATGATAATTTTCATGACGTTCTATGTTAAAATGCTCTTGTTTTACAAGATCGAAGAATTTATCTAGAAAATAGCGTTCAAATTCGGGAGCATTTCCTTCGTTATCTATCCCAAGACAGAAGCCATTTTTGAAGTTACTGGTACATTGATATTCATTGTTATCAGTCTTTGAGGTAAGGTATAATCCAAAAGAGGAAACATTAGGAATCCACCTATCTTGCAGAGGATTTTTTAGTTTATTTTCCATCTTCATGCTATCTAGGATATTAGTGATGGCCTGATTATTATTGGAGCAACCGATAATCAAAGGAGGAGGAGTTCCCTCTAGTACTGCATTGACCAATATATTGGCAATAAAAGCCTGTAATATCATTGTTTTTCCAGTACCTGGAGGACCATTAATAGCAAAAATATCATTGTGTATAGTGTCTTGATACTTTCCAAAAGCCTCTCTTTGGGATTCGGATAAGGGAAATTCGCTTCCCATATATCCATAATGAGACTTAGGAAGGAAAATTTCTATAGAATCATAGTTGGTAATCGGTTTTACAGGAGCTGGATCGAGTAACTTTTCTAATAAGGTACGCTTATAATCTGTCTCTTCTTTTTTGATAAGATAGTTATATAAGTTTACCACATGCTTGGTCATGTTATTATCCCGATACTTACATATTTTGAACTTAACGACAGATGTTTTTTCGGTAATTTTCTGTACTTCTCTATATTTTTTGTCGGTAACCTTATTAAAATAGGTCTCACAATCTGTCCAATACTTCTCCCAAGTATCTTTGTTGAATAGATAGCTAGCATTCTCTCCATCTAATCTATCTAAATCGGCAATAGTAGGACTATCCTTAGGGTTGGGAGCTAAATATTCTCTTAAGAAAATAGGAATGTCATCTTCTTTTGGAGGAAATAATATACCATCTTCCCTCATATAGGCAGGTATCCAATAAGGGTAGTGGGTATCCTCTTCTCTTATAGCGGTGGCATGTTCCCTTTCAGGTTGCATATACACAGGGGCAATCTCTATTCGGTAGAATTTCAAAGGATTTTTACCCCAAAATTCGTGATTTTTACTATCTACCTTGACTACTTCTACTTCCTTTCCTTCGGAATAAACAGCTTCAAACTCAGCTTTATCATTTATATAATCGCCAACTTTGAAACAATAAGGATCTAATTTTAGAAGATGGCTAATAGCTTTTATTTCATCCCCTTCAAAACAAGAGAGATTAAAATCGCTTCTGATAATAGGCTCCTTTAGCATTTCATCTTTATTACGCCCACCTCTTGAGGCATCAATCAAAGATGATCTATAATAGAGTAGCCAATTTTTAACGGACTTACTAATCATCGTTTTTCACTTAATAATAGGCTGTAAAAGTATAAATATTTTTTCAATGTTCCTAATATTTTCAAAAATAAAATTGTCACTTTTCCTCTAAGAGTTCTACTAAGGGAATACTCTTTTGGGACTTGTCAGAAAAGGTGAAGATAACGGCTGTTTCTTCTATATGTATTTTCAGTTTTTTAACGGATTTGTTTTTAGTAAGAAGCAGTACTTTAAGTCGTTTCTTCTCGGTGGCACTGGGGTTGGCTATACGTTTTACTTTAAGGGTGGGAAGGAACAGCGCGGTGGTATCGGCTTGGGTGATTCCTAACCTCTGTGGGAGAACTGCCCGCGGCTATGGCGACAACTCCCTTGGAGATATCAAAGTTATATTTGTCTAAAATTCGGTCAAAAACATAGGCAGAACGCCTATGTTTTTGAAATATTCTTACGTTTATTTAAGGCAATTCATTAATATCCTGCAAATATACAAATAATTTGCTAATTTGCCGATGGTTAATAAGATAATTTTGAGAATGATTCAACGTATACATCAGCTTATGAGCGAATTGACAAATTAGCGAATTAACTTGTGTATTTGTAGAAAAAAACCTATATTTGCACGGCTTTGCCAAATAAGCGAAAACAAGATTAAATTTACCATATATGAAGACCATCAACGATATTTCTTGTAAGGGCAAGAAAGTGTTGGTACGTGTGGATTTCAACGTGCCTGTCAATGAGCAATTTGAGATTACCGATACCACTCGTATTGAGGCTGCTAAGCCTACCATTCTTAAAATCGTTAAGGATGGGGGAAGTGCTATTCTCCTCTCTCACTTTGGACGCCCTAAAGGGAAAGATGATAAGTATTCTTTCTCTCATTTAGTAAAACAAATAGGTCAAGTACTGGGGGTTCCTACTCATTTCGCCCCTGATTGCATAGGGGAAGTGGCTGAAAATACGGCTAAAAACCTACCCGCCGGTGAGGTGCTCCTATTGGAAAACGTACGCTTCTATCCTGAAGAAGAAAAAGGGGATGAGACTTTTGCTGGCAAGCTCGCTAAGCTCGGGGATATCTATGTCAATGATGCCTTTGGTACCGCACACCGTGCCCATGCCTCTACGACTATCTTGGCCAAATTCTTCCCCAATGATAAGTATTTCGGTTACCTCCTTGCCAAAGAGATCGAAAGTATTGACAAGGTGATGAAATCAGGAGAAAAACCTGTAACGGCTATTTTAGGTGGTTCTAAGGTATCGTCCAAGATTACCATCATTGAAAATATTTTGGACAAGATCAACCACCTCATCATCGGAGGAGGGATGGCCTTTACCTTTATCAAAGCCCAAGGCGGCCAAATAGGAAACTCTATCTGTGAGGATGATAAGCTGGATTTAGCTTTGGATATTTTGAAAAAGGCCAAAGAAAAAGGCGTACAAGTACACCTACCCGTGGATGTAGTAGCTGCTAATGATTTCAATAACAATGCTTCTACTCAAGTGGTGCCTATCGACCAGATTCCTAATGGCTGGCAAGGCTTGGATGCGGGAGAAAAATCCTTGGAAATCTTCAAAAAGGTACTTCTCGAATCCAAAACAATCCTTTGGAATGGCCCTGTGGGGGTATTCGAGATGCCTAACTTTGCCAAAGGTACCATCGCAGTAGGAGAGTTTGTCGCAGAAGCTACTGCTAAGGGAGCTTTCTCTCTTGTAGGAGGGGGTGACTCTGTTGCTGCGGTAAAACAATTTGGCTTCGAGGACAAAGTAAGCTATGTTTCCACCGGTGGAGGCGCTATGTTAGAAAGTTTGGAAGGAAAAATCCTCCCAGGTATCAAGGCTATTAACGACTAAGCAGTGGCTTAAAACATACATGAATAAGGGCGAATTTTTTTCGCCCTTGTTTTATATATAAACAAGATAATGGGCAGTACTAAAAAGGAAAAACACGAAAAAGCCCCGAAAGCCTTATAAATAAAGGGATTGAAGCCAAAAAGCCCCAAAACAGGGACAAAACGAAATGTACAATAACTACCATTTAATTACCGAGTAATTACCCAATAACTACCAATTAAATAACCTTAATTACCTACATAGGGTATAAAGATACCTATTAATTACCCAAACCCACTAAAATAGCCCCTTTGCGGGCTTTTTTTATGCCCTTAAACTACCCTTTAAAGCCCATTGAAAGCCCCTATAAAACACCCAGAAAAGGAGGGTGAGAAGTACCCCCGAAAAAACCTCCTTTTTTAGGTTAGGGAGACACTTAGGGGGACACTTAGGGAGACAAAAAAGCACCTAAAAACAGAGCGTAAAAACCCCTATACTTATACCCACATGCAAGCAATACCCCTTTTTTATAGAGTGGAGGGGGGTGTATTGTAGGGGATTTTATACTACATTTTTATGTAATTTATTGATTTACAATATATTACATGTTTTTTTGTAATAGAATATAGTGTTTTCCTCTATTGATCTATCCACTCAATTTCACCATTTGGAAGGCGGAATATAACAGGTGCCGAATTTTGTTCTTGTACAAGGTACCCTTCTACATGGAATATACTTCTTATATCCTCTTTTTCAATAGGGAAGGGTTCGTAAATAAGCTGACCATCAGGGTGAGTACTGGGGTTGGTACTATATGCCATAATACAATTTTTGTCATCCTTGCACGTTTGTAGCTTCTTGGTAACCCTAATCTCGTCTGTTTCTACTACATAATTTTGTCCCCAGACAATGCTCTTAAGGTTGTTTATTTTCTTAATTGCTAAGATACAGCCACTTGGATATTCACTCATACTTTCACCAAAGTGTCTTATAGCCGCATTGGCGCCTGGATACATACTCCCCAAGTCGATATAAGCAGTAGGAGCAGTCACAGGGCTAAGGTCGGCAGATTGCTGTGTTCCTCCGATAGTAGCTACATTTTCATAAAAGGGAACAATGTTAGGCTTTTTGTAAAACTCTCCCGAAACTATTTGCTTGAGTGCCTTTATTTGTTCCTCCTTACTCATATTTTTGATATCCTCAACACGAGGCTTAAGCATATCGCCTTTACCTGTAAGTAGCCAAATAACATTAATCTCGGGATATGAATGTAGAATATTTTCTATTTTATCACTCCCTATAGATCCATTATTTTTATATTGGCTGGCGAAAGCCCCATTAGAAAACCCTACTTTTTCCTCAAATTTACGAACAGACACCCCTTTTTGATCTATAAATTCTTTTATTCGACTAACTATATTTGACATAAATAGTAATTTTATTTTATTGATTTTCAACTAAATAGAAAATATATAAAATATTTTCTACAAAATACTTGTATATGTAGAAAATATCTTATAATTTTGCAACGTCAAAACGATAATACATTATAACAATGGCAAAGATAATACAATTTTCCGAGATTGTTCGTATTTGCGAACAAAAAAAACAAACAGGAGATATTCAAACGCTATCTAAGATGTTAGGATACACCACAGATGCTATAAGAATGCGCTTGCAAAGAAAAGACGAAAAGACTTATGAAGCTCTCTATGAGTTGATAGAACAAAGGGAATGTTTAATAACTAAATACCAAGAAAATGAACGAGTTAGTTAAAATTACAGAACAAAAGGGCATACAGTTAGTTGATGCCCGCGAGCTTCATAAAAAGCTCCAAACAGGTAGGGATTTTTCCAACTGGATTAAAGGGCGTATTAGAGAATATGGCTTTATTGAAAATGAAGACTATTTTACTGAAAATCAACGTTCGCCCGATTTGGCGAGTCAAGTTCCAGCACATGGAGGTTTTAGACACAGAAAGGACTATTTCATTACTACTAATATGGCTAAAGAGCTGGCAATGGTAGAAAGGAATGAGCAGGGTAGGAAGATACGCCGTTACTTTATTGAAATGGAGAAAATCGCCCTGCAAACGATCATCAAAATGCCTAAATCTCTTAATGTCTATGGAATGGAAGCCTTGCCATACGTGGAGTGGTTGCTATTACATAACTACTCGGTAACCAGTGGGCAGTATCACACTCGCATTCGCAAGCACCCTCAGCACTTCTACAAGGCGAGTACAGGTAAGTGGTATATCAATAAGGCTTTTGCAGAGCAACTGCTAACCATAAGGCAAGGAATGCAGGCACTAAAAGAAGTGAAGGGCTTGCCACAAGTACATCAGATAACACTCTTTGAGGTTTTGGCAGAAGTAGAAGGGCAGGTAGCACCTGCAGGCAAATAATTAAATCATATAGTTATGAATATAGAAGTACACTTACAAAGAATTATCAATGGGAAGATTTCTTACAATCTTGCAGGAATAGTACCTAATATTAAGGTAGATAGGTATGAAGAGGTTATCAACCACCCTGAAGTACAAGAGATGATACGTAAGGCTAGCGGACGGCACTTTAATCTTACTATGTATGCAACTATCATTAAGGATAAAAAAGAAACACTTGAAGTAACAGATATGGAAATATTTAAACCTAAAAATAAAGTATTATGAGAAAGTTAATAAGAAAACTTCTCGCACCATTGGTACGAGAAGTAGTTCAAGAGGAGATTAAAGATATTCGCTTCAATCTTAGGACTCTTTTAGTTAGGGAAGCCATACGACAGATTTCTTCGGAACTTAAAAAATAATTTTGATATGAAAAGAAAGACAGTACTTCTGCTCAATGGTCACTGGGATGTGATAGGCAGGGTAATTATCACCACTTTCTTAGGGATCGTGGTCAAACGAGAAAAGATATTGTATAACAGAGCCGTAAAATACAGGCGGTGAGCAACCTCGGGCAATTAATTAAAAAAATAAAGATATGATACAAATAGCTATAAGAATAACTCCCAACATCCACAACTTAGAATTTTATGACATCATAGAAACCAAGAGTATTTGGGGCTGGGAGTTCTCAAGAAAGGTAATGACTATTCCTGTTATGTCAGCTGCTTTTGAAGATGTACGGTTAAAGCGATGCCACTTATATGGCCTGCTGATTGGATTGGCGAATAGAAGATATTTTTTACCTCATACCCTTCATCTAAGTATTTTTGGATAGCGGGGAATTGATAAGAAGCCGAAATAGCGCTTTGCACAGGATTGAACTGTATTACCTCGGTAAATACGATTTCTCTTGTCATGATTATACTATTAAAATTACAAGTTACAAAGGTAATTATTTTTCTTAGAAAGGAGAATATAGAACTAATAAAATTCTAAAATACATAAAATGAGAAAAGAATTAAAAAAACTTCTCGTAGGTATGATACGAAAAGCCGTACGAGAAGTTGTAAGAGAGGAGATAGGCAAAAGAAAGGTTACTCATATTACTATTGACCATCTAATAGGGCAACTTTCTCTTTCAACTGTTGCAAATGAGCAGCCCAATGATTTAGGGAAATCCCTTCAAGAGTCATCGACATATCTGAAGGAAGTTGTGACATCTGCCTTAGTAGAAGCTGTAAATAAGACTTGTACTCTTTTAGAAACTCCTCAAAAAGGTGATCCTGGTACAATATAGGTAGAGAAACGCCATTAATACTTGTAGAAGTAAAAGAGTTATAGGCGTTGTAAAGGGACTTTTCAAAAAAGTCATTTTCAAAAGCATTAAAGCTATAATGCTTCATAAGCCAATTATTGAATTCTTCAAAATTCATACGGATATATTTAATTAGTTTGAGGCTACAAAGGTAGCGAATTTTTCCCTAAGTCAGTAGGACTGACAGCTGAGAGGCTGGCGAAGCGAAATCGCATTAGGGAGCGAAGGCAAAAGCCAAAAAAATACACGATGTACGCATACAAAGACAACATACTATCCATACCTGCACGGCTCCTATACGATGATTGGGGACTGATGAGTTATGACTACTACAAGAAGCTATGCAGCCGTGGTAAGCTCATCACTACCCAACCAGGGAAAGGATTAGGTAATGAGGCGTGGGTGTCCTTCCACGAATTGCCTGTGGTGAAAGGGGTTAATATCAAGGAGGTGTGCTTGAAGATGTTGGGCAGGCCCGAAGATAGTAAGATCTTACAGAATGACCTCGAACCTCTCTTGGTGCCCGACTTGGAAGCGATAGACTTTTTCTCCCGACACCGTAAGCCGAATGGAAAGACTCTAAAGTTGGAGGAGCAACGGGAAAAAGCTACTTCGGCTATGATTTTAAACGCTATTGAAAGCCTCTTTAAAGGGCGTATCAAAAACCCTCTTTATAAGGGAAAAAAGGTGGAGATATGGAAAAACATTAGCGAGGCTGTCAATATGCTGAACCCCGAACGTTGGCACTTTGACCTGCCTAATAACCCAAGAAGCCTGCAACGCAAATATAACCAGTATCTCAATGAGGGCTACTATGCTTTTATTCACAAAGGTGAGGGATCTGGGAATGCCAAAGTTGTAACGGAAGTAATGGAGAGGCTTTTTATCTCTATCTGCTGCATGCCTAACAAACCCTATATGAGTTCGGTGTATGATATTTATAGGCAGTTCCTTTATGGCGAGATAGAAATCTTTGACAAAGCCACTGGCGAACTATTCAATGTGGAGCAGGACTTTTGCGACGAACATGGAAACATTTTAGAAGTATCTGAAAGCACCATAAAGCTATGGCTTAACAAGCCCGAAAATCAGTTGGTTATCAAAAAAGCCCGCAACGGAGAATATGACTTTAGCCACAAGGAACGTCCGCACGTCAATCGACATGCACCGCTTTACTCTATGAGTAAAATCACCTTGGATGACCGTGACCTAATGCATACCAAACTGCCCAATGGCGACAAGGTTATGGCTTACTATGCTTACGATGTGATGAGTACCGCATTGATTGGTATTGCCCATAGCAAAAAGAAAGACAACGAACTATTCTTGGACTGCTTCCGTTCTATGTTTCGCTTTACGGCTCAATATGGCTTAGGCACCCCAATGCAGATAGAAGTAGAGCGACACCTTACAGGCGAACACGTGGAGGGCTTGCTCAAAGCCAATAACATTTTCCCTTTTGTGCGGTTCTGTAACCCAACCAATTCGCAAGAGAAGTATGCCGAGACCATGATACGAGGTAAGAAGTACGGGATAGAGAAAGACAGACACCAAAATGTAGGGAGACACTATGCACGACGAGACAGCAACCGAGTAACTACCCAAAAGATATTTGACGAGTTCAATGACAACTACAAAGATGCCAAAGCCCCTTATGAGGATATAGTAGCGATGGAATTGGAAGAGCAAACCCTCTATAACAATCAGCCACACCCTGACCAAGAGCGCTTCCCTGGAAAGACACGTTTGCAGGTATTTTTAGAAAATGTAAATCCGAACCTGCCGAAACTCAACCGAGCCCTCTTGGCGCAATATATAGGCAGATGTGTGCCTACAACGATACGCAGAAACCAATATGTAACGGTGCAATATCAAAAGTACCAATTGCCTAACCCACAAGTTATTTCCCTGCTTTCCTCCTACGAGGTGCAGGCCTATTACCTCCCCAATGAGGAGGGTGTAGAGGAGGTGTATTTGTACCAAGAAAACCAATTCCTCTGCGAGTGTAAGCGCCTTAAGAGCTTCAACCGAGCCAATGCCGAATGGACAGAAGCCGATAAGGAGATATACCAAGAGCAAATGCATTATATCAAGCAGTTTGACCAATATACCAAAGAAAAAACCGCTGAAAAGCTCTCCAAGGTAGGCACGCTTTCGGTAGAGAAAAAGACACAAAAAGTAGCCGCTTCAGCCCCTATAGTGGCCTACAGAGAGCAGGCAGAGGTAATGGACTACAAAGCCTATCAGAAAACTAAAACAGAAACGATTAACAAAGCCTTATTAGACCTATGATCACAATAGAACTTAAAGAGAAAATCATTTTGGCGATTGCTGAAAATAGAAAGAACTACCAATCCGACGGCAAGCATGCACAGAGCTTGGGAATTAACACAGCGCAGTACAGCCGTATCAAGAAAGGCGAATTGGAGGGTGTGCTTAGCGATGCCAATTGGGTCAGCATAGCCCGCAGGCTCCAAGTACAACTCAAGGACGAACGCCCTTGGGTTACGGTGGAAACAGAGACCTTCCAATACATCTACCTACAACTTTCGACCTGTCAAGAGCGTTCCATCTCGGCTATCCTATGTGATAGGGCAGGAATTGGCAAGACACACACGGCCAAAGTGTATGTCAGTAAGAACAAGAATGCAGTATATATAGACTGCTCCCAAGTGAAGACCAAACAGAAGCTCATTCGCAAGATCGCTCAAGAATTTGGGATTGCTCATACGGGGCGCTATGCCGATGTATATGAGGACTTGGTATTCTATGTAAAACAATTGGAAAACCCACTTATCATATTAGACGAAGCAGGAGACTTAGAGTACCACGCTTTCCTTGAACTCAAAAGCCTATGGAATGCAACCGAGTACGCTTGTGGTTGGTATATGATGGGTGCTGACGGCTTGCAGGCAAAGATAGACCGAAACAAGGACATCAAAAAAGTAGGGTATGCAGAGATATTTGACCGCTACGGCTCGAAATATAGCCGTGTAAGTCCTGCCCAAGACAACGAAGCGATTACGGCTTTCCTCTTGGGACAAATAGCCCAGATAGGCGAAGCGAATGGCTCTACCCTTACTCCCGAACAGCTCTTTGCTCGTACCAAGGGAAGCCTTCGAAAAGTGCGCACGGTAATAATGACAAGTGATAAATGACTAATGATAAGCAACAAATGACTAATGATAAAGTAATGATACCAAGGGCTTACACCTATGAGGACTTGGCGAGAAAGAAATATAAGACTTTGCCCCTATCGGAGCCCTGGCATACCCACTTAGGGGAGATAGAGCGAGCAGGGAGTATCCTTATCTATGGAGATTCAGGGCACGGAAAGACAACCTACGCACTACAATTGATGCGAGAATTATGCCAAGGGGAAAAGGTACTATACAACTCTTTGGAAGAGTGCGGAAGCCTTTCACTACTTACCAACTTGGAACGTACAGGGCTTAAGCAGTACAAAAACAAATACCTGGTGTGTGGAGAGCCTTTGGACAAGCTCATACAACGCCTTAGTCGCCCACAGCAACCTAAGATAGTCTTTATAGACAGCGTACAGGCTTGTTTTAGAGGAAAAAAAGCCACAGCTTATCATGATCTTATCCTGCAATTTCCTCAAACCCTATTTATTGGAATCTCACAGATGAGTAAGGGAATGCCCAAGGGAGCTGTAGCGGAGGAATTCTATTGGTTTTGCCAAGATAGAATCTTAGTAAAGGACTTCAAGGCCTATATAGAAAAGACACGAACAGGGGGGAATGAGTTGGAACCCTACATCATTTCCGAGAGTAAAGCAGGGGAAAGAGAGTTAAAACTAATAAGATAGTGACAAGTAACTAATGACTAATAGAACATGGAAACTATAGAAAAGCAAAAGACATTTAGGCATTGCCTGCTGTACTACTTAGATTGCAGTTATAGGCAGTATGAGGCGATTAAGTACAAGTACTTCCTTGGCTGGTGTGAAAAAGCGAATTGTGAAAAACGAATTGTGAAAAACGTAGCTGACTTGGCGGGGAATGACTATCTCAACAACTGGTTCGATGACCAATGGCTCTACTATGTGGAGTGCGATATAGCGTATTACTATGGCAAGGCACTCAGAGAGGGCGTATTTGACCAATCGGATATAGAACTAATGATAGAGATTGCGGCGGAGCAGATTAATCATATATACCCGAAGGTGCTATTAAGTAAAATCAGAAAAGAACTCAAATTTCAAAACTAATGAAACAGCTATATATGGATGTACTAAGGCTGGATAACTTCCTACAGGCCTTAACAGCACAAGAGCGGACAATGATACACCAGTATCACGCCGGCTATAGGACAGGTGTACCGATAGTGGTACTGACCATCTACGAATGGATACAGGAAAATAAGGATAAGTGGGACTCTCCCGATTTTAGATATAACCCAGAAAGGGTATTGGAATGGAAAAACAAGGAGTACGGGACTTGGGAACCCATAGAGACCCATAAATTATATAGAGCAAAAGTAGTACGATAATTTTAAAAACAGATAAAAAATGAGCGTAGATTTATCACAACTAAGTGCCGAGGAACGTGCGGCACTTATAGAACAGGCGAAAGAATTAGATGCCAAAGAAAGAGAGGAACGCAAACAGGCCTATGAGCAAATGAAAACGGATGCCATAGTAGGGCTTATCACTGTAGCCAAGGACATCAATGAGCGGCTTACGGAGTTCAAACAGCATTCGTTTGAGACAATGGACACCCTCTATGATCTGCTAAAGGAGTACAGCGGCCGCCACGCGGGAGGTAAGGGTGACTTTAAGATTGAATTTGAAAACTTCAAGGTGACTTACAGCCGCCAGGGCAAGGGTTCCTATGATGAGCGGGCTACCGAAGCGGAGAAGTATATCTTTGACTTCATAGAAAGTCGCTACTCCGGAGATGAGGGTACTAAGGAGTTTATTCTTTCCCTATTGGAGCGTAAAAAGGGGGAACTTGACCCCGATAACATCCAAAAGCTCTACAAGTATGAGAGCAAGTTTGCCGACCCGAATTTCTCCAAAGCATGCGAGCTATTCCGTGAGAGTTATCAGTATAACCACTCCAAGGATTATATCCGCTTCTATGAAAAGGATAAGCACGGAAAGTGGCAGAATATATTGTTACAATTTTCAGCAATTTAAGCAATTTGGGTAGCACCCACAGGCAATTATAAGGGGGCGTTTTGTCTAACGCCCCTATAATTAAACAACCTTTAAAAACGATTTAAAATGAAAGAAAAACCAACACATTACTATTGCTTTTTTGGCAATGGCACACAAACAAAAAATAAGTTGCAAGCTGAATTTTCCGAATTTCTAAGAGGAATGGAAGGAGAGTTGTATCAAGCCGCCGATTTAGATAAAATAAAGCGATACATCATTGAAAAAGCCAAAGAGTTAAACAAAGAGTATCCTCGATGTAAGGCCTTAGATGTTTCTTTTGAACAATACTCAAAAAAGGATTACATCCACTATCTATGTGGTATTGAGTTTAACGCATTTCGGCTAATACCTGCTTATTTTATTAAACTTAAAAACGATTTAAAATGATTAGCACAAGACAACTAAAGATCCTACAAGGCTTTTTTGTAAAAAGGTTTAAGAATAGAAAAGGCCGCTTGGTGTTTCTCTCCTGCCTCGTATGCAGAGAGCTGAGTTCTTTCAAGGAACTAACAGAAGACGAAGCTTTTAAGGTGTTAGACTGGCTGAGGTATAATTACAGTAAGGAGGCGTACTTTGATAGCCATAACGCACAACACCTTAGTTTGTTGGCTAAGTGCCACGAATTGGGTTGGGTGCAGGTGGATAATCCAAAGATCCCCGACCTTCAGCGATTGGGTAGGTTTATGTTAAGTAAGAGGTGCCCTGTACAAAAGCCTTTAATGGAAATGACTACTAAGGAAGTCAGTAAGGTAATAGGAGCCTTGGAGAAGATAATTGAAAAACGATATGAAAAGAAGTGACAAACGACAAGTGACCAGTGATAAATGCCCTCACAAACACCAAGTGTTGCGAACGATAGGAGGGCATTGTACTGTAGCGATAACTGCTGTGTTTTGCCAAGATTGTGGGAAACAATTAACAGAAGCAAAAGTAGAAGTATAACACTAAAAAAACAAGTACAATATGGACGACAAAATAAAAGAAAAAATTACAAAAGTCTACGAACTCGTAAAACGAGGAATAGCAGGAGAACAGCAATCAGCCGAGAAAATGCTAAAAAAACTACTTGAGAAGTACAACATTTCAGAAGAAGAACTTAATAGTATAGACGAAAAAGAATATTACTTCAAGTATGCTTCTAACTTAGATGAGTGGTTACTTATACAACTAATCGAATACTTTTTCAAAGAGAAAAAGTATAAACTCTATCGCATTAAAGATAGTGGTGTAAAAGAGATAGCAATACAGATGCCCTACTTAGATTGGGTAACATTAGATAGTGCTTATGGTTATTTCAAACCACATCTAAACCAGCAATGGCGCAAACACGGCTTGCCTGTAGTGAACCGCTGTCGAACAACTAAAACTAAAAATAAACGCCGTGAGGCAATGCAAAAAACTTTTTTTAAGTTATATGTAGCTCGCTCGGGCATCTATCGCCCAGAACAAAAAATATCCAAATCTCTTACCGAAGAGGAAATAAAGCGGCTTACTATGCTTTACGGAGTTGAAGGTGGTAAATACAACCAACAAGTAACTACAGGTCTATATTTAGAATAACCCTTCAAACACTATTAAAAATGAATAAAGAAAATTACCCCACTTGGCACATTCCCTTGAATATTGTCGAAGAATTAAAAGCTATAGGATTTGATAAAAGAAGTGTAATATCTTATTCCGCAGGTATAGGTATTACGGCAATTAGAAAAGAAATATACTCTTGGGAACAAGTATTTGAGTGGTTTAGAGAAAAAGGCTATTATGGGAACCTCGAAGCCACCAGCAAGGGCACTTCAGCCTACATCTTTTATCCCGAATTAGACAACGGAGAATTTTGGGAGTTTGACTACAAAGAAAGCTATGAGGAAGCCCATGAATTACTTTTACTTAAACTAATAGATCTTTATAAAACGGCAAATCAATGACCTACATAGTAACCATACGCAGTTGTGCGGTAGTTGTAAAACTGACCTATAAGGGTGGAAAGTTCTCTAAGTTAGAGGTCAAGAAAGGTACTTTAGAGGGGGAATACCTCAAGCAAATAGGGTATCTTATCCCTCCATTAGAAAGCCTTATAGAGGAATGGCAGGGCCGTTGGGGCAATCGTATCATTTATAAACAAATTACAGAATGAAAATCACCTTAACCCTGAGCCGAGAGCAAGCGGAAGTACTTGCTAAAGCTACCTTTATAGAGCGACCGCTTTTTAACAACAGAGAGCAACGGGTCTATTACAGCCTAATGCGGGAGATAACGGTCAAAACAACTCGCTTTTATATGGGGTTCCTCACGGATAAGAAGCGCAAATTAAGTTTTAAGCTCCACGAGGCCGATATGTTAGAGAAGTACTTAGGTTATGCTCTTACAATATTTTCCTATAGCATTTATGAGCGTTCAACCCTGCTGGGTATTATCGACGAAATCAACCAACAATTAGCGTAAAAATGGAAATACAATACTTTTTTAAAGGGAAAAATACCCCTATAGAATTGGTTTTTAAATACGATGTTAATGGCAACTTAAAAGCCTTTGAAGTAGTGGGAGAGCCCCTTAACGAGAAGCAATGGAATTGGCTTTTCAGCCCTGAGATACTGCCCAGTACAGAGGTTCATCTATTGAAGCTTGCCAAATGGCCTGGCTTCGCCCAGAAATTCAGTATAGAGAAAGTGCCCATCTCTATCACCTTTGAGGACTTTTGGGCAACATACGGACGGATAGGAACTAAGTCGCTGGCAAAAAAGAAGTTTGATAAACTTAAAGAAGGCGAGGTGCTACAGGCTTTCTTAGGGATAGAGAAGGAGAAGCAGAAAAAGAAACTTGACGGCACGGCAATGCCCTACGCCGAAACCTACCTCAACCAAAAACGTTGGGAGACATAGAAAGCTACTGATGTGCCATTTTTATTTTTAACACGGAACGCCCGCTAAAATCCAATTTGGAAATAAGCGGGCGTTTTTTTAATTTTGCGGTCTAAAACCTATTTATGCGAACCTATACAATACAGCGAAAAGAACGACTAAAACAGCGTAATGAGTGTGTGCGAAAACTCTTTGAGAGCCTTAGCAAACGCTACCCACAATGGCGAGCAGAGGCTATTATAGCAGAAGTAGCCACACAGATGTACCTTTCCCCTCGTACAGTGGAGGCGATAGTCTTCTATGAGGGTATCTATGCAGAAAAATAATTGAAAAAGTTTTGGCAGTTTAAAAAATAGTTGTACTTTTGCAGTACAAATTGGTTGGGAGGCTACATAAGAAAACTCTCGACCCCAACTCAGGTAGTTAATTAAGCTACCTGTTTTAAAAAGGCTTACTTAAATAAGTATAAAAATGCAAACGCGGTGAACAGCTAAGTTTGCCCCAAAATAAAGCCCTACCTTTATGGTGGGGCTTTATGATTATTTGATATCATCAAGTGCTTTGTAATCTCTATTAATAATATCTTCTCTTGATAAATATACGGCTTTTCCTTTATACTGAAAAAACATACCTTCTATATACTTACCTCTTTCTTTAGTGATTTTCTTTGATAAATTATGGACTATTTTGCCCCAATCTAAGTCTTTTACTTCATCTAAATCCCATACAATATAGTAGGGTTTATTGTCAGGGTTTACAAGTGAATTAAACATTTGTTTCTTTGCAGCATCAATCTGATTTTTAATACCAGAGTTAGAGGTTATGGACTTTCTATCCCCTAAAAAGGCGTTGTTTATCAAATATTCGGGGTTGGTTAGCCCGTCTACTTCTATATGCTCCCTAATATGAAAATCGAAACCAGTTTGTTTAGCACATATCTCCGCTATATACTTATTCCTTTCAAAATCATTTTTATCATAGTTTTTACCTATGCTAACCTTTCCTTCTTTCTTATTCTCTTGGTTAAGCCGTTTTTCCACTTGCTTTTCTACTTCCTTAACGGCTTTTTCGCTCATTCCTTTGGCATAGGGTATTATTGGGAATATCTCACCCGAAAGAGCGGGGTTGTTAGCAAAGGCTTCTTTTATTGGGACGTCTTCTGTGCGAACGCCCTCGGTTACGGGGTTAGCAGTAGGTTCTACATAACAACGACAACCCCAATCATTAGGAGGTAGGTGTGTTTGCCAAAAAGAATGTTCTACAGGTAGCGTAAACCCATCCCAGGCACGATGTGTTTCACGAGTGCGCTCATCGTGCACCGCGTGATAAGTAAGGTTAGGGTATAGGCGTTTGTTAGCTATATACTCCTCGTACTTTTGTGCAGAGAGCGCATTAGCCACTGTTTGGTTATACTCGGTTTGTAGCCAACGCTTGTTGTAGAGCGTGTCGAGTTTTTCAACTTCTTTCTTAAACTCACTCCATGGGAGTACACGCCCGTCCTTGGTAAGGACTTGCTCTATCTGCTGCTTGAAGCTCGTTTCTTTGAAAGCCGAAAAGGTAGCTATATTGTGCTTGAGGCTACTAACCAAATCGGGGTTTGCTTGTTCTATGTTGGGGCTATAGCCTATTTCTACTGCTTTAGAGAGGTGCCTATAATAATACCTCCATAGCTTTTCCGATAGGGGTTCGCTAACACCTCTTTCTTGGAAAACCATACGAATATACTCCTCAATAAGCCTACTCAAGTCGTTGTCTTCCTTGCCGAGCTTTATAGGCTCGTGCCCGGAGCAACAATGGGTGTGATAGTGTAACTTGAGTAGGCTTAGGCTTTTTTTGACTCACCCTCGCTACGTCCTCCAAAGGTAGAGGTAGGCATACTTTCTATTTCCACCCCATAGGTACGCTCTATATAGTCTTGGGTAAGGATATAGCCACGCCCTAAGAGTACGCCATCTATACTGATTTGCTTGTTAGGGTCTGTGGTTTTCTCTACGGCTATTTTGGCATTGTCAGGGATAGGATAACCAATGACACGCATAGCGGGCAAAAGTTGGTTATTGAGGAAAGCTAACATCTTCTTTTCGTCAGCATAGACGACCTCCTCCAAAGTGTTCTCGTGTACTGTGCCTTGTGCCTTGCTACTGCCGTTTTCGGTAGTCATTGTTTGGTGAAGTACGAGTTTGGAGAGTTCTTTATCCAACGCTTCAATCTTACGGTAAAACACTTGGAAAGCATCAGCTTTGCTGTTCTCCTTAATATCTACTTCAGTACCAATAGGAAAAACGCCATACGAAGCCGAACCCATTTCCTCCAGCCACTGGGCAACTTCCTCTTTTACACTATCACTTTGCGAAGCGATTTTGGCTATACGTATAGGGATACCAAACAGCTCCTCGAACTCGTCCCACGAACCCCACGAATGGCGCTTGAGTATTGCATAAGGAGTCGCTTTTTCGAGTAACCCCGAATGCTTGTAGAATTGTGCTACTAATACTACCTCTTGCACATCTCGTAGGTCTATGCCAGTGGTAGCATCGTAGTCTTTTAAAAGTACGTGCTTTTCGGGGATTACCAAGCCCCTATCAATAAGTTCTACAGCTTTGATTTCGCCTTTGGTTACCTCTTTGATCCATACAGGAGAATGCCCGTGATAGATGCTTTGGTGAGCGAACTCGATTACGTCCTCAAACCATTGTTTGTCCTTGATATACTCGGTTAGAGTGTCGTCCTTAATCTCATCGATGGCGATAATATAGTCCTTATTGGTAGTTCGTAGGGTACGGTTTTCGGTGATACCCGTGAGGTGTCCGTCGAGGAGTACATCCTGGTATACCTCCTCCAATGGGTAAGTACGCGGGTAGTCCACACTATAACGGGCATAACGTGCCGAGTGCCAATGGTTGAGTTCGGTACGCCATAGCCTACGTTGGCGCTTGATGATGTCCACCATTAGATTGGTTACCTGCTGAATGTTTTGAGCTGTATTTTTGCCCAAATGTACCTTTTTATTAAGTGCATTACCACTAAGGGTGACACTCTTTTCTATACGTTGTTTATGAGGTTGCTTTGCCATTATTGTAGTTGATTGAATAAACGGTCTATTTCCTTTTTGATATCGTTGAATAAGGTTTTGGAGTCGCCTATAAATTGGCGTTTAGGCATACCCTCTAATCCCTCATTATGTCTACGAGCATACTCCTTATGAGTGTAGAAGGTAACTTGCATTTTCTCCATTCGTGCTCTGAATGAATACCGTAGCTTGTTACCTCCTGAATTGTACCCCGTGAGGATAGCTCGCCCTTGGTTACGTTTACCAAAGGGGGTTAGAGTGCCTTTTTTGCCTACTCTATCGGTGCGGTAGCGGGTAAGGTCTCGCCCACGTGTATCAGTAGTTTTGCGAGGTTGCCACTTTTGTAGTCCACCATCGTTAAACCCCTCATCTTGGAAGTTCTGTTGAATAAACTTGAGCCCCTCTGTTTTAAGTACAACGGGGACATCATTAGCCACCAAGTGCGCGAGGGCTTCGAGCTTTCGGCGGAGTTCTGTAAAGTTGTTAGGCATAATCACCAGTGGTTTTTATAAGTTTTGCGCCCTCCAAGCTTCATAAAAGGAGTGGGCGTATCAGGGGTGCCGTCGCCATCGGTATCTTTTAGGCGCTTGGGGAGGGCGACTTCTATTTCGCCTTTGGCGATCTTTTCGAGCCATAGCATAGCCTCATCATAGCGGAGCTTTGCTACCTCGTTAAGGGTTTTGGTGCGCCTTATATAGATTTCGTGGATAACAATATCCTTGAGGTACTTGAGCAGTATTTTGCTACGCTCGTCTCCCTCTTTGGCAAAAATAGCCTCTGTATCGTAATACTTATAGAGGTAAGAAGCCATTAGGTCTATACTTTCGGCAATGATTTGGGTTACTATCTGCTCATCGCCTTGGGTGATAAGGTCTATTACCTCTTTAGTGGCTACGGTTTTGAGTTCGTCTTTTGTTAAATACATTTTAAATCATATTTAATTTGAGTTTCTTAGGTTCGTAAGGATAGGGTGTTTGCCTATAAATGCGCGTGGTGAAGGTAATGCGATAGCTCATAATGCCGTCATCACTTAGGCGTAGTTCCTCCTCTCGCACCTGCTGTACGGGTTTGAACTGATCGCCTTGCAGGAATTGTATCGTATCGGTGATTTTATCCAATATATCCAGTTCCATAAGCCCCTCTTCAGCATCAGCAGTGCCTAAGTGTTGGTCTGTCCATCCGTCTTTGCAATAGAAATCAATATGAAACTCACACTCGCCCTCTTGTACGTGTTGGGTCATCGTCTCGTATGTAATAGGCATTACTTGTATGAGTGCAGCTGTCCATATTTCGGGGTAGCCGTTTTCGGGGTTGTCAAACTGCCCGCGTTGCAGGTCTATCAGCTCAATGCCTTCAATAGTTGCAAGGGCTTGTTTTACTTTTACAAATAGTTCTTTTCTTGGAGTCATCAGTGTACAATTTTAGAGAATAATAAGGTTATACGTTACGCCTTTTGTGTTTGGCAATAAAAGGTCGCCCGCTTTGTAATGGGTTTTCGGAATAGCCAAAATACTGTTGGGCAAGGGTAATGGCACGCTCTAAGGTATCGGGAGCGTCATCGTTTGAAGCCGTTCCTTTTTCAAAGGAAAGCACCTGCTTAATAAAAGCGTTGTAGTCACGTTCTGAACGCTTGGGAAGACTCTCGTCCCAGTACAAGATTTTGCGAAAGAGCGCATTGGTAATACCCGCCGAAATGCGATTGTGCTTGTCGCCCTCCTGGTGCAAACCAATAGGGATATTAGGGCAAGCATTGTCCTCGGTACTCTGCATAATAATAGGGGTATAGACGGCTTTCTGTGCCATAGTAGCATCAAAGAAGCCCATAGTATTAAAGCCTTTTTTAAGGTACTTCTTAACCCACTGGGCACGTACTTCCATAGCTGCATTGAGTTCGCACCTTTGACAGAAGATTTCCAACACGTACAGCTTAATACCTTTGATACCAATGAGTACCCCCGCTTTATAGTCGCCCGTAGCGGTGTAGGATAAGTCCCAATGGTCAAGCAAGCCGTCCCACGCCTCGTTGTCTGCTATGCGTACCAAGGCAATATCTTTCGCCTTAAAGAGTTTGCCCTCCTCAATAGGGTTGTTGAAATCCTCT